TTTGTCACGACATGATCCCAGTTCTCATCACAAGTGATCTCCTTGAGATTCTTTCGATATCTGACAGTGACACCATTATCAGTACCGATCTGATACATCACTCCAATGGAAAAGTTATCTCTGACAAGATGTCCTCCCCATCTGTCAATGACAGTCATGACTGCATCATGCAGAGATGTTCTGACACATCGATAAGAGGCAACAGTTGTGATGTCTGATATGGTGGTGAAGGGAGACTGATCAGATGTCGCAGCATTTAAGTGATCCAAAGCATAATTGCAGTCATGCTGATCCACATAAGAGTCCTCAATCAGGAGATTCAATGAGTCATAAAAGACATGATATGCCCTTGTCGAGATTCCGCTCTTGGTCTTTTGAGGATTGCTTATCCGGAAAGCCTGATCACCTTGAGGAGTAGGTGCGACAATGATCCTTCCCTCGGTCAGATCATTGACATAAGTCAGATCAAGATCTAAATCCAAATAAAAAGAGCCATTGTCCTCTTTCCGGACTTTGGCTCTCTTTGGATTTAGAACGATATCACCATTGGAGGAAAACAGTTTGTCTGTTTGTCCAAACAGTTTAATCATTTTATCCCATGGCTCCTATTACTTGTTACACTCTGTCCGTTCCTCTTCCGGTTCTTCCTCAGGCTCCGCTTCATGCTTGTAGCAAGCATTCATAATAAGGAATCCTTCCTCAGAGAAAAGAATCGCAGAGTGCATTGCGTACTCGCTTACTGCGGCACGGCTCATAATTTCGTGGAATTTGGATTCTGCTTTTCTCTGAGCCTTGGTGGCATCTTCGTCATAATGCCACTTAATGTCGTGTGCTAATTCTCCTGCATGGGTCTTTGTGATTTCTACCGTATAAAACTGATACATGGCTTAATCTCCTTTTCTTTTATCTGTTTGAAATCATTTTTTGTTCAGAATCAGCTTCTCTTAACGTCAGGCAAGCCGCATTGTTGTAATTGTAAAACACAGGGCAGTTATGTCGCAATTTGCAGTATTCACAGGTAACTTCATACTTTGTCATTCCACCTATACATGCCGCATTTTGAGCATCTGTATTCATTGCGCTTTCCATTGTGACAATTGATTTCATCACCATAAAGCCTTCTAATCAATACATAGTTATGTTTGCAAAACAGCATCTTAAATACTTTTAGCATATATTCTTCTTTCCAAAAAAGCTGCACATTGCTTTGATCTGTAGAATTTTTGTCTTGTCAGCATTCGTCATCATCATACATCACATCATACATCACATCATCATATGATGCTTTTACATATCTGCATGTCGAATAAAAATCACATGACTTACACTTTTCATCTGACATAATCAATTCATTGTTTTCAGCATCATTGTGACATTCTGCTTTTTCAATATAAATATTCATGCTGTATTCACCATCCTTTTATGCGTTTCTTATTTCATTATTCCATGTGATAATGTTTATATTTTCGTATGGTGATGATCCTTCTACTTCTGCTTTTGATAATATTGATGATCCCATTGAACACCCACACACTTCTACATCTGTTATAAGTTGTGATTGTCCATACCAGTTGAACCGGAATCTTCCATCACCTGCCAGATAGCAGTTTTTGACAACGATATGACTCTTTGCATCCGCACTGGCAGAATTGTGATATGTTACCAGCGGAAGATTTTCTGTATATACGCTTGTAGGTTCACCCTTAAACCAACATCCGTTTATGTCAATGTATCCATTCTTTCCAAGCCCACCACCAATAGGATTACATGTTCTAATCACATTTTGACCGCTATTATCAAGGTGCATTTTACAGTTTATATATTTATTAACATAACTGTCAGCATCTGAATCTCTTTCGTCATGGACACAATATCTAACATTTGAGCATTCTATATTGGCATTTTCAAGTGTGAATCCGTATTCACCTGCATTGAATGCAGATAACCACCGCATAGTATCTTCTCTGTTGCCTGTATAATTGCATACAACTTTAGAATTTGATGCAAAAATAAGATGGATTCTGTTTTTTAAATAAACACCTCTTTGAGATGATGATACGCTTTCAATATACGTTGATCCTAATTCATCAATAATGTTCCATGTTCCTTCACCAACATAAACGACCGAATCCATATACTGTGTAGCATCATTGATGCAATCAACCAGAGATGTATAGTTTCCACTTCCATCTTTTTTAACACTATATGTTCTTGGTTCGGAATCAACCCTGTACCAATTATCCCAAACGCCATTAAAGCGTTTTCTCATGAACAAGCCTCCGCTTGTAGGCATTGCCAACTGCGTTTGGTAAGTTGTTCCCGCTCTATAAATAATCACAAAACCACTGCTTGTGTTTGGAATATTAAGCGTGCTTCCTGTATATCTGTAAAACCCAACTTTTCTATCGCCATCCATTACAGATGCGGCAACTGTATTTAGATTGCTAACCTCTGTTAAAGCCAGTCCGCCATTTGTGATTTCGGATGCCTTCTCGATAATTTCTTTCTGTATATTGCTTTCATAGGTCAATTTATCCGAAAAATCAGATATGCTTGTTGGTGTTACATTTCCGTTATAAACACACGCTCTATAATATGTATCAGCAGGCACAATAATTGTCTGACCGCCAGAATAAAGTGTTCTGTTTTTTAATGAATAATCATCATTGTACAATGCCAAAATCAAGCCATATCCAGTTGCCAGTGATAACGTTGTGGCTTCATCAAATTTTTCATAATCAGATGTAACTATTCTTACTTTTGGAGAATAATTATAATTAATACTCCCATCAGGTTGAATATTTCCCCAAACATAATTTAAAATTCGTTTCCCATTGTCAAGATTGACAATATTCTGCGTCAAAGCACCAATCTGCCCACGCACAGCATCACCGGCACTGCTATACACAGTGCCATCTGCACCAACACGAATATCCACCAGTTCAGCATCTGCCGTTGTGCTTCCGTCAGGGAGTGCAATGAGGTTGTCTATTCTCTCGGATAAAACTGTATCCTGTGTCTGTCTTGCACTTATTTCAGCAGATAAATCACTTTGGTCTGCTTTTGTAGAGATAGCGGATGAAATATCAGATGGTGTTGCAAGACCTAAGTCATGTGCAGTTTTGTTTCCGTTCAGTTGTACAGAGTTGATGGATGGTTTATTCTCAAGAGTGTCATAGTCTCCACTTGCGCCTCTGTCACCCTTTTCACCTTTCAGCATGAGAACCTTCACGGTGCCGATCTGATTAGTGTTGACGACCTCGGTTTTTTCAAAATTGACGACAACTTTCATCTCTTATCCCTCCAGAACTGTGACATCAGGAAGAATCTCAAGGACTCCACGCAGGATGGTGAACACATCACTATTAACCGCAATCTGCAAGTCATAATAGTATGTCCCTGGGTCAACATCCGCAGTGTCTTCCGGTGCAATTCTGACTCGATACTGTCCTGTCGCAACCTTGCTGATGCCATTCGTCAATGTTTTCTGAAAAACATATTCGGATGCAGAAAAACTCGTCTTGCATGAAAAATAAGCACCATCAAGATCCTGATCCAGATCCTCAAACTCCATGCCAAATGCAAGAGTGTCTCCACGAACCATAGAAAGATTTGTGTTGTTCATGTTTTCCTCCTTAAAGCCACCTTGAATAGTTTGCGATACTGATTTCAGTGACAGTTCCAGTCCATGTCAGTATGTTTTTCCCAGATTGAAACACAAAGTCGTCATAATCGCCAGATACATATCGATTCATCAAGTTTCCATCTTTGGTTGCTTCCATTCTCTCAGTGTCTATCGTGATATGATCCTGATCACCAAGAGCAATAGTGAAGATCTGCACACCATTCAGTGACAGACTGATGTCTCCACTTCCGGTGATCGAGATGATCGGTGAAGATATATAGTTGCCCATGTTGAATATAGTCACAGATCCGTCACCAGAGAACGCTCTCAGCGTCTTTTCCGCAGTCGAATATTTGAAAGGCTGCACATGCATGGTCACTGTTGCGACTCTGAACCGGATCAAACGTTCAAAATCTATCTGATTGTAGATCTTATATCGATAATACTTGTCTGGCTCGTTTGAGAAGACAACAGTCCCATCGGAATTAAAAAATGAAATGACCTCGTTGATGTCAAAAGAGCCTTTAAGACCGATGGTGATAGTCTTATCATAAGCCTGATATCCCAGATCGGTGATGATATCTCCATTTCTGCCATCGATCTCTTCAACATTGACTCTGATAGGCGGTTTGCTGATGGGAGGCAAACTCTGAATCAGCAACCCTTGTATAGTATCGCTTCTTACTCCGTTGAGAGTGATCGTGTTCATTTATTTACCTCCCATAAATGGCAGTTGCCACAGTTCTTTCAACAAACCTTCCTGCAACCTCATCGTCAAGCTCGATTTTCATGACCGAAAGAGCCTCCTTGAAAGCATTTACCATGCCATTGTACTCTCTTTCATCGTTTCGATACTGGTTGACAGAGGCGAGGTTCTGATTCATGGTGTTCTGAAGTTCAGAAGCCACTCTCTTGATCCATCGAGTGTTGTTTTCGAGAGGAACAATCGCTTCAGCACCATTTTCACCGATCTCAGCAACAGTCGGATCATCGACAACACCACCTTTTGCCAGTCTCGGAAGACTCAATCGTCCAAGTCTTCCAATACTGACCCCAGGAATCTTGTTGATGAGTCGAATTGCACCATTGATCAAGTCTATTCCCTTATTGATGATGCTTTCAATTGAGGAAATAATGCCATTGATGCCTGATTTCACTGCACCAGAGATCGCATCTCCGATAGATGTTCCGATATCCTTGAACTTATTTTTTACTTTGTCCCATAATCCAGACCAATATGATCCCCATGAGGAGAATTTCTGCTTGATTGCAGTCCATGCTTTAGAGAAAGTGTTGGAAAAGAAATTCACAACAGGAGCGAATATCTGTTTCACGTTCGTCCAAAGCGTTGAGAAAGTCTGTTTCATGGGATTTACAAGACCAGTCACAACGGAAGATATGACCTTTGGAAGCTGAGAGACCAACTGAGGGATCATCTGAACAAATCCTGTGACCAATCCCATGAAAAGATTCAACGCTCCAGTGACCAAGGTCGGCAAATTATTCAGAAGTGTTGTGACGATGGTGACCACCAGTTCCGGAAGCATGTCCACCAGTTCCGGTGTAGCTTCAACAAGACCTTCAATGATGCCTCTCAGCAATTCCATTCCTGTCTCAAGAATAAGAGATAGATTATCGATCAGAACTGTGCTGATCGTCTCAATGATTGTCGGCAGCATCTCGATCAACTGAGGCAATGCCTCATTCAGACCTTGGACTATGGCAGTGAGTAACTGGATTCCCGCATCAACGATCAGAGGCAGATTCTCGGACAAAACTGTCACCACAGAATTGACGATAGTCGGCAACATCTCGATCAACTGAGGAATCGTTGCAGTAATACCATTGATCAGACTGACGATGATCTGTACACCGACAGTTATCAGTTGCGGAAGCATGGTCATCATAGACGATGCGATCTGTGGAAATAGATTGGTCAGGATCGTGATAACTTGAGGAAGAATATCAAGAAGTGATGTGACCATAGAATTGATCGCAGTCATTAGCATCGGCAGAGACTGATTCAGCAATGGAGGGATCATGGACAGGATCTGCGGAACTAATGTCTGTAGCATCTTAGGGATCGCTTTTCCAAGTCCGCTTATGATGATCTGAACTCTTGGAATTATATTGTCTCCGACAGTCATGATGCTATCAACCAAGTTTTCTGTAAGTCCGTCAAAGTCGGCATTATCATCAGCAAGTCCGGTCATGAAGTTCTGCCATGCGCTTTTCATGGAACTGACTGAACCTTCAATGGTTGTGCTTGCCTCTCTGGCAGTCGTTCCGGTGATCCCCATGTTATCTTGAATGATATGGATCGCCTTGATGATCTGATCGAAAGAGACATCATCCAGACTCTCAACAGAGTCCTCAACGACTCCTGCATCCTTGACCAGTCTCAGCATCTCTGTTTTAGTGCCACCATAACCTAACTTGAGGTTATCAAGCATGGTGTAATTGCCCTTTGCAAAACCCTGATAAGCGTTCTGGATACTCTCGATGGATGTTCCCATCTTATTGGCATTATCACTCATATCAGTGATCGCCTGATCGGCAACATTGGCAGCAGCAGCAGTGTCACCATTGAGACCTTGCAGAAGTGATGCAGAGAATGAGGTTACAGTTTCCATGTAGTTGTTTGCGCTCATTCCTGCGGTCTTATAAGCGTTTTCCGCATAGTCCTGCACGACATTCGCACTATCACCAAACAGAGTCTCAACACCACCGACTAACTGCTCATATTCAGCATAGCTTTCAAGAGCATTTTTACCGACAGAAATCAACGCTCTTCCGAGTTTTTTCATGCCATTGATCGCACTGTTGATGGCTTGAGTGGCAAGGTTGGCAAGGACTCCCTTGAATACAGTGAATCCTTCTCCTGTTTTCTCCGCTTCAGATCCTGCATCCTTTGTCTTATTCTTGAGGTTCTCAAGTTCTTTGGAGGTCTTGTTGCAGTCCGCTTGCGCATTATTGATCTCGGTTCGCATCTTAGACATGGACTTTTCGTTTGCATCCTGTGCCTGAGTGCTTTTTCTTACCTCTCCTGCGAGATCTTCGACCTTCTTCTTTTGATCCTGATATTCTTTCGATGTCGTTCCGACTGTCTTCTCCAGCTGATCCAGTTTGGATTTTTCCTTCTCATAGGATGAGACCAGTTTGTTGTGATTTGCAGTCTGCTGCGAATACTGGCTCGACATCGAAGAATACTGGGATTTCAAAGTCTCAAGTTTGCTCTTCTGCTCCGTCAGTTTTTTGTTTAAGACTTCAGACTGAGCAGATAGAGCTTTTGAGGACTTATCATTTTTGTCGTAAGAGGAAGACACCACATTCATTTCTGATGCAACCTCTTTGAGGTTTTGAGTAATCTGGCTGAGTGCTTTCCGATATTCAGACTCACCAGTCAGTTTTACCGCACCACCAAATGACATGATATCACCTCTCTTTCAATGGCTCTCTCGCTTGCGAGAATGCCTCTAAAATCAGTTTTAATTGCTTACTGGAATAAATACACATCAGAACCATTCCTCGTCTTTCTGAGACTGTTTGAACAGTTCATCATAGGTGACATTGGCATGGAACATCCTCATCTCCATGTCCCAGTCGTTCTTATAGTAGGCATAGAGTTGATTAAACAATGTCATTGTCATCCTTCCTGTCTCATGAAAAGTCAGACCCAATTTAGTCCGACCGATGAAATAAAACCATGAGAAATCAATGACAGGATCTATCTCATCATCCTCATGGATTATTCGTTTTTTTCCGCACTCTGAGTCGAACCTACCACAGTATCGGTCAGAACATTGGTCGCATTCTGAAGACCAACCTCTGTGATCATTCGTCCGACTTGCTTCAATGTCATAGGCTTATAATCAGATCCGGTCTCCTCTGCCTCGATGTCTAAACCTTCATTGATCATCTCGGTGAATCCATAGATGACCGCTTTCGCATTAGGTTCACCGGATGCTCCATCCGTAAGTTCGCCCCACTTGGAGACAGATCCATATTCCTCTTGAATCTTCTCCATGACATTGAGGTTGAAAACCAGATGATACTCTTTATCCTTGTATTGGAGGACTCCATTAAAATCTTTCATTTCATTTACTCCAATCTAAAAAATCGGAGGAGGGAAAAACCCTCCTCACGGTGCCATAAGACCTTCAAGATAGGTGATCGCAGCTTCTTTAGTGTCAAAGGTTTTGCTCTTCGACCAATCACCATTGGCAAGAGTGGAAATCGTTCCTTCAAGTTCGCTCGTTCCGAACTCAAGGTTCTCACCTTTGGTGTTGTCTTCCTGACTCGGCTCAGAAAACTTGACCTTGTGCAGGAACTCGACCTTGTACTTGTAGAGTCCTCCGACCATCTTCACGATGATTCGACCAAGACCGACATAGGGAGCAATGTCATTTGCATTGCGCACCATCTCTCCCTGTGCGTCAGCAGTGTGTCCGAGCAGTGCAGCCATCGTTTCCTGATCTTCATCATCGATTCCCATGGTTACAGTTCCGCTCTGGAAGCTTGTATCCGATTCAGCAAGCGCATCATCGGCATACAACGCAGCTTCATTGCTCGTGATGTCTACAGTGCAGGAGATAGCCTTTGCAGGCTTTTTCGCACCATCATAAGACGGAGTCCCATCCGCAGCTTCAGTCAGAATGGAATACCGGAAGTTATTCAATCCGATTTTCGCCATTTTTATTCCTCCTTGTAAATTGCAAAACTCAAGGTTTTGTGATAATAACCAGTGTCATCCTCGAACATGTCTCCGGATGACCGACTCGGTTGCCAGACAAAACCAAGAGTCTTATTGATTTCTTTTATGCTCTCAATAATCTTCGTATAATTGCCTTTTGAATAAACATCAAAATCATAATAATCAACATATCCGATCAGATCATCATCACCGGAAAAAGACCCATCAATATCGGTCTGCTGATAGATGACATATGGCTCTCCATGACCCTGATATCTCAAGAATGAGACAGGAATGGATACCCCATCGACTGTGAAATTCTCATAGGCAGTCTCAATGATGCTATTCATCTAAAAGACCTCCACTCGCTTTCTTTTGCGCAGTCATCATCGCACTCTCGATCTGAGACTTCTTGAATGACTTTCTGAAGAATGGTCTCTTGGGAAAAGATGCTCCTGATCTTCCGTACTCATAAACCAATGCAAGAAACTCGACAGGAATGCCCTTGGTGGTGGTGTAGATCTTGCCACCTTTCCTGCCTCTTCTGACGAACCTTTTCCTGTTTCCCTTGAATGGAATGTATCCGGAAAAATACACTTTCGTGTTTATGCCGTCATCAGAGGGAGTCTTGTAAGTTCTTGAAAGCTTGGCATGACTGCCAATGTCAGGATGTGGTGCTGCTGATTTAACGTTATTCAAAACGGCCTCTGCTCCTGCTTTTGTCATCTCGCCAAATATCTGATCCGAGTTCTTATAGATCTTCTCGAAGTCTGACATGATCTCTTTGGGCAGTTCCATCTTGAACTTAGCCATCAGTGAGTCACCTCTTTGCACTGCATTTCCAATTCAATATTCGCCTCATCCACATTGTTTAGATATTCAATCGAGTAGACTTTTCCTCGGAAACGGATCAGCATATCTCGATTGATCTCCGTCTTCGGATAACGAATGGTGAAATTGGTAAATGCTTTCTCAAAGTCACTACCATTCCGGATCAGAGTCATTCCTTTTGTGGTCTTCACAGAAGCATGTGGAGAAAGAATAACTGTCTCCTTGTTGTACTGGAATCCATCTTCATCAGTCTCGATCTCGACCTGATAGATTGTGA